ATTTTACCAGAAATCAGACCAATAAATATGTAAAAAGTAGGTGGAATTTACAGTTATCATTGAACTAAAGTTTTCTTACTTGATTCCAACAGATAATTTTAAATTGGTTATTTTTTCTTCAACGTCTTTAATTGCTTTATAAATCTTTTCTTTTTCCATTTTACTAATAGTTTTTCCGTCGGGACTATTTGGGTTAATGGCTTCATTGGTAACTTCCATAAGCTTTCCAATACGTGCTCCTGTTGTAACTAAAGAGGTCATTATATTTTCAAAATTGTTATTAGCCTTTAATGCTCTATCTATTTGATATTGATGGGCTGATAACATGGGACTGCCAAGACCTCTTCGCATACATTCAATATCTAACCAAATACTTTCCCTATGTAAAACCTGATGATCTTTGTCACTTTCATCACTACATTTTCTAAAATGCGATTCTGTTTTACCCCCTATTTGCTCAATAGAATCTTTTAAATTTTTAATTACTTCTTTTAAAGCTTGTTCAATTGAATGAAATTCTCTTGGAATAGTCATATTTTACTTGGTGAAATTTTTAATTTCTATTTCACTATAAAATAAAATTACAAATCTTTATAGTCAAATTATTCATATCCTTCTCCTTAAGCCCCCGGTCCTTCCCCGGGGGCTTTTTAGTTTTAGCTATATAAATTTCTATAGTCCAAAATTTAAATTCTATTTCACTATAAGAAATTTTTTAATTTCGTTATTGATGATTCATGAAAGGAAAAACAACTATGAAAATAACTGAAGCACAAAAAAGAGCAATGAGTAACTACTACAAAACAGAAAAAGGGAAAACTGCAATTTTAAGAGCTCAATTAAAAAGAAGAGCAAAAATTGAAAGTAATCCTGAACTAAAGAAAAGAATAATTGAATATGCAACAAATTATAGAATTGCATATCTCAAAACAGAAAGAGGCAAAGAAGTGCATAAAAATGCTATGCGAAAATATCTCTCAAGGCCTGAAATTAAAGAGAGAACAAATATGTTGAGAAAAATAAGAATGGAAAAACAAAATGCAACAATACATTAGAAAGATAAATATGAAAAAAATGCTATTAAGTTTATTACTAATAAGTTTAACAAGCTGTTACACCTATAAACCAGTAATTGATACCGCTGGAAGATCTGGAACTTTTAATGAAGTCCGAGCAGAAAGAATAACTGACGATATTACTCTTTGTACTAAATTTGCCGAAGATGCATTATCAGACAGTCAAGAATTTCAAGCTTGGATCATAGATAATATTTTAAGGCCTGCAAGTTTAGGAGTTGTAAGTAAGGCAGATGACACCAGAAAAAATTACATTAGAAAATGTTTAAATAATCGAGGTCATTCAGTACTTAATTAATGATTATGAAAAAATTGAATGAAATTATTTTTTTTGAAAATGCTTATGATATTGGCCCAGAAACTTGCAAATATATTTCTGATACAGGAATATTAAGAAGTGAAAATGGGTTATTAGAAACTTCTTATCCTTTGGGGATTAAGGAAATTAAAGCTGATAAAAATAGTTTAGATCGATTTTGGGAAAGATTAGATGAAATTGATATTTGGAGCTGGAAAGAAAAGTATATTGATGAACAAGCTAATACTTGTGGGCATTCTTGGAGACTTTCTTTAAGAAATAAAGATGAAAAATCAAAAGAGATTGAAGGTTATGAGATGTATCCACAGAACTTTCAAAAATTTATAGATGCATTAAATCAATTATTTCAGATAAAAATTGAGATTATTTATGACGAACATGAACAATAAAAAAGAGGTTGTTCCTTTAAGAACTCGTAAAGGCTCAATCTATAAAAAAGGTACTAATGAAACTTTTAAGATAAGTAGATCAAAATTTAGTAATTTTTTAGATTGTAAGAGATGCTTTTATCTTGAAAGAGTAAAAGGTCTTAAAGATCCAAGTATGCCTGGTTGGTCCTTAAATTCAGCGGTAGATGAATTGCTTAAAAAAGAATTTGATAAATATAGAAAATTACAAAAACCCCATCCCTTCATATTAAAAAATAATCTTAATCTTATTCCTTATCAGCATGAACAAATGGATCATTGGAGAAATGCATTATCGGGTGGTGTTTCTTATTTAGATGAAAATACAAACATAGAACTGCATGGAGGTTTGGATGACATATGGTTTGACCCCAATACGAAAGAACTAATTGTCGTCGATTATAAAGCTCAATCTAATAACACTCCTGTTGAGACTGTAGCTTATTTAGAAAGCCCCTATCACCAAAGTTATAAAATTCAGATGGATGTGTACGTGCACATATTAAGAAAAATGAAATTTAAAGTATCTGATACTGCTTACTTTTTAGTTTGTAATGCACTTAAAACTCCAGAGAGTTTTGATGAAAAACTACAGTTTGATTTAACATTAGTTCCTTACAAAACTAATACTTCCTGGGTTGAAAATAAAATAATTGAGATGAAAGAAATTTTGGAGGCACCTAAAGTTCCTGAAATTAATAAATTCTGTGAGAAATGCATGTATCTAAATACAGGAAAAAATTTTATATGATTAAAGATAACATACCACAATCAGCTGTACTAGGTGCATCGGGTGAATATTTAATCCTTTCTCATTTATTAAGATTAAATTTTATTGCAGGTAAAGCGCCGGACAATACTAAAGATTATGATTTAATTGTTCTTGGTAAAGATGGTACCTCATCATCTCCAGTACAAGTCAAAACAACTTTTAAAGAAATGCACTGGCTCCTTCAGGAAAAACATGAAAACCCAATTAAAAATTTAATATTTTGTTTTGTTTATATGTCTAAAGACAGTCATAAAAATGAAATATTTATTATCAATTCTAAAATGGTTGCTTATGCAATTTCAACTTCTCATAAAATTTGGTTAAAATTACCAGGATTAAAGGGGCGAAAGCATAACGATAGTCCAATGAGAGCTTTACATAGAGACTTTAGTTTTTTTGCTAAAATTAAAAATTACAAAGAATATTTAAATAAAGAAGAAATTAAATTTATAGAAGAATATTCGTCTGGTTGGATGGATAAATATAGGGATGCTTGGCATTTGATAAATAAATAAAATGGAAATATTAAGAATTTTATCCAAAGCAAATAGTTGGCATGAAATTAATCAAAAACTAGAAGAGCTTACTAAATCAGGACAAGCAAAACTTGCGGGAAATATATTTGAATTAATTGTAAAAAATTATCTTTTAACAGAACCCAAATATCAAACAATTTTAAAAAATGTTTGGCTTCTTAATGAAGTTAAAGAAACAATTAAAAGAAAGCTTAATCTACCTGACCAGGATGAAGGAATAGATTTAATTGCAGAAACTAAAGAAGGACATTTCTGGGCGATCCAAGCAAAATATAGATCAGATCCTAATGAGACATTAACATTAGGTGGTAAAGGAAGTTTAGCAACTTTTTCAAATCTTGCTTTTAGATACTGTAAAAACATAACTCATGGACTTGTTGTTACAACGGTCAACAGACCACCCAAGAAAATTAAACTTATTAAACAAATTGGTTTTGAAACATTAGAAAGCTTTTTATCTCTTGATGATAATAATTCTGAAGGTTGGAAGCTCCTTGTCGCTCGTTCAGTAGGAAAAATAATCAAGCCACATAAACTTGAACCAAGGCTTCATCAAATAGAAGCGATCAAAAAAACAGTGGAGTATTTCAAGTCTAGAGACAGAGGAAAAGTGATAATGCCATGTGGTACTGGAAAATCATTAGCCGCATTTTGGATCGCTAATGAAATGAAAGCAAAAAGTATAATCATTGCAGTTCCATCCCTTGCCCTTCTTCAACAAACATTAAAAGTTTGGACAAAAGAATTTTTAATTAATGATATTGCCCCTAATTGGTTATGCGTATGTTCTGATGATACTGTTAAAGAAGATCAAGATTCATTTGTATCGTACACCTATGATCTTGGTATTGAGGTTACAACGGATAAGAATGAAATTAAAAAATTCTTAAAGGCTAAAACAAACAATATCAAAGTTGTTTTTACGACTTATCAATCAGGTAAAGTTACAGCAGCTGGATCAAAAGGATTTACATTTGATTTGGGCATCATGGATGAGGCTCATAAGACGGTTGGTCATGGCGATAAACCAATGGCGCATCTCATTCACCAAAGAAATATTAAGATTAAACATCGTCTGTTTATGACGGCAACGGAGAGATTATTTAGAGGGGATAAAGAGGAATATTTATCCATGGATGATCCAAGGGACTATGGGGAAATTATTTATGAACTAACATTTAAAGATGCAATCAATTCAAATCCTCCCATAATTACGGATTATAAAATTATTACCTTTGGAGTATCCGAAGGCGAGATTGAGGAATTGTATAATGACAACAAATTTATCCAGGTTGGTAAAGAATTAAAAGATATAAAGGCTAGAGAATTTGCAACTGCACTAGCTCTTCGAAAAGCTATTAAAAAATTAAAAATTACTAACGCTATATCGTTTCACTCATCAATTAGACGAGCTCAAAACTTTAAAGAACAACAAGAATTAATTACTAAAATTTATCCTGAATATGAAAAACTCAAAACATTTCATGTTAGCGGAGATATGCCAACATCGGAAAGAAGTTCACAAATGAGATTATTTGCTGAAAGCAAAGGACTAATGACCAATGCTAGATGTTTAACAGAAGGTGTTGATTTACCAGCTATAGATTGCGTTTGTTTTACAGATCCAAAAAGATCTAAAGTAGATATTGTCCAAGCAGCTGGACGAGCATTAAGATTATCGCCTGGAAAAAAGTATGGTTACATTTTAATTCCAATATTTATTCCAGCTGATCAAGATCCAGAAACAGCATCAAAGGATAATGCGTTTGAGGAAGTAATTGCAACAGTTGGAGCACTGTCAACGCAGGATACAAGAATAGCAGAATATTTAAGAGCGATAACTGAAGGTAGAAAACCAACTGGTGGATCACCAGTAGATGGAAAAATTACCGTTAATGTTTTAACCAAAATAGATCCAGAAAAATTCAACAAAGCAATTCAATTAAGAATTTGGGATAAGATTGCTAGAATTAATTGGAGACCTTATGAAGAAGCAAAAGATTACGTACAAAGATTAAAGTTAAATAGCCTAAAAGAGTGGTTCAATTTTTGTAGAAAAAGTGAAGAATTGCCTAAAGACATACCAGTTTCAGCTGACAGGATATATCATTCTAAATGGAAAAATTGGGGTGATTTTTTAGGTACTAATAGAATTAGAAATAAAGATCGGATTTTTTTATCTTACAAAGAAGCAAAAAAAATTATACATAAAAAAAAATTTAAAAGTCAAAGAGAATTTTTTTTCTACACTAAAAAAAAAGATTTTCCTCTAAACATTCCTAAACAACCTGCTTTTAAATATAAAGATTTCATAAATTGGTATGATTTTCTAAATATTAAAAAAAGAACATACTTTAATTTTAAAGAGGCAAAAAAATATCTTAAAAAACTTAATCTTAAAAGTAATGTAGAATTTAAGAATCTTTATAAAAAAAATAAAATTTCTAAAAAACTTCCAAAGGAATTAGAACAAAAATATAAATGGGATAAAAACTGGAAGGGATTAGCAGACTTTTTATCTTTAGATAGAAGATCAGGTAAATTCGTTAATTACACTTCCTTTAATGAAGCAAAAAAAATTGTTTCTAAACTAAAAATTAAATCTTTAAATGATTGGAAAAATTTATCTATTAAAATCAAAAAAAGTAATAACTTACCATCTATTCCAGAAAGACAATATAAAAAACAATGGAAAGGCTGGGGAGATTTTTTAGGTACAGGCAGAATATCAATAATTTATTTTAAGAAATTCGGTGAAGCTAGAAAATTTGCTAGAAGTCTCAAATGTAAAAGTTCTTCTGAATGGAGACAGAAAATTAAAGGAAGAAATTTACCCCAAGGTATACCTGCGGATCCTAGAGCCAAATATAAAAAAGAATTTAAAGGTTGGGCAGATTTTTTAGGAACGAACAACAAACCAGGCGGACAAAAAAAAAATAATTAATTCTTCTTTTTTGGAGTCAGTTGATATCTATAAAATGTTTTTCCGTTTTCAGTCACAGTAACTTTTTGTACAAACTGGTATTTTTCCATAAACTCCCTCTGTTCAGGCGTTGGCATAGCATTAGTATCTATTCCTAGTTGTTCTGCTGACTTTTTTAACTGTATTAGACCATTATAGGCCCTAACTGC